CGATCTGCTGGCCGACAAGGGACGCAAGCGTGCCCATCGTCAAGGGCATGTCAAGGCGCAAGCGGCCATCGGCCAGCAGGTGCTTGGCGTGCCTGAATTCAGGCGCGGAGTCGATCACATCCAGCAAGGCATTGCCGACAGTCAAGCCCAGGACGTTCAGCACATCACCCTTCCCTGCCTCATAGCTGGCAAGCTTTGTGCGGCCAGCACTGAGCACAACAGCCACCGCCTCGTGATTGCCTTGCGCGATCAGACCGTCAATGACCGACTCCTGCTCAGGACTGAGAGCAGAGCCGCGAAGCGCCTCAAGCGCTGCTTTCTTTGCGGGTGTCATGGCTTAGAGGGCGAAAATGCCCGAGGCATTCCACGTAATCGAAATATCGCCACCGTTAGGCGTGACAGGCAGTCCGGTAACGCTTGTGTCGATGAAGGCCACGAGGCGCGAAGTGCCCGCCGTGCCGGTGTCGATGTAGATCACCAGCGCCTCAGCAGATGCGCCAGAGACTGCGGTGAATGTCACATCAGAACCATCAAACACGCCATTCGTGTAGGTCTTGGAGCCGATGGTCTGCGGAGTGCCAACCACACCAGACACGCTCGAATAGAACTCATGTGCTGCGCTGTAGGTGTAGGTCCCGGTGTCAACCAGAGCGACCTTCACCGTGCCAGTGAGCGAGCTATTCGCGGTGTTCTGCGCGATGGCTTCTTTCCACTTCGGATAGAGAGCGTTAGGCATTTCGTTTCCCCAAAGAAAAAGCCACCCGAAGGTGGCTAGCGTTGATTGATGAAGGTCAGTTCAGCCCACGAGGCACGATGTCTGCCGTGTAGCTCTTGAGCGACCATTTCGGGCCACCCTCAGACTCGATGCGAACGGCCAGAAATCGGCCTGTTGCGAAGCTGTCGGCCTTGCGGGTAGTGCCGACCACGTAGGGGATGCGCTCGCCCCAAGCCACGGCCCCTTCAGCGTCCATCGAAGAGCCGAAGGTGATGTAGAGCGTGGAGCCGGGAGGCGCGGTGAATCGCGGCACCATTGAGCGGATGGTCTTGACCAGTTCCGCGTCATCGAATGCAAGGCCGGTGCGCTCAAGAACAGCGTAGATCGGAGATCCTGCGAAGCTGCTGGAGCTGTCCGCGATATACAGGGCAGGCGCTGTAGATGCGAGTAACAGCCTGGACTCTGTAGGCCCGAACTCGTCTTGATTGAAGAGCGCGTAATCCTCGTCGAACGTCTCATCTCCACCCGAGTCGAACGAGTCCGCCGCCGTGTAGGTGATGACTCCGCTGGTCGCGTGCGTGACGTTGGGAAGATCGCGCCGGCCCCATGTGTTGCTGTCCCAGTTCCAGATCAGCGCAGCATCGCAAACCGACGATCCCACCTTGGGATAACAGATCCACACCTCAGAGCGTGCGGGATTCGCCACGACAAAGCACTTGTCTGAGTTGTCCGCGTCGAGCTCAAGCTGGAATAGCGTTTCCTTCAGTCGGTCAGTCACGATGCTCTGCGGCTCGCTCACGCCGTCATGGATCACGATGTCGCCGTTTGCGAGCACCACATGGCCCTTCGGCGTGGACGCTGCGCAGCCCTTCGCCAGCATCCCGAAATTGCCAGGGAGCTTGCGGAACTCGAAGATCTGCGTGCCGCCAATGAATCGCATGGCGTACATCGAGCGCTGCTTGTAGAGAATGTTCGCATCCCCGAGCGGCAGCATGTCCACTGCCTGGTCTGTCGTCTCGGCCAGGTCAACTTCACCCGCCTCTTTCGTCTCGTCGGCTTCGTCCCAGCTTGCGGGAACTGCGCCAGGGTCAGCGAAGTGCGACCACTTGACCATGTGCGGGTACTCGGTGCCGGACTTCGTGATGCCGAAGGCCACCAGATAGGCCTTGAATGCGCCCATGCTGCGGCACTTCCACGCCGAATTCCATCCGGGGAGGCTTGCGAGTGTCCCGGTGCCAGCCCAATAGCTCGGAGTGTCCTTGCCGTTGTTCAGCACCAGCACGCCATTCAAGACACAGCTTGTCCAGCGGTCAGTCGCTGATCCTGTTGGAGCCGTGCCGGTGATGTTGCTGCGTGCGGTGCCGTTGTCAGCGAACACAGAAGCCAAGCCGCAATGCACGACATATCGCAAGCCTGCGACCTCATACGTGACGAGGTGATATGGCGTGACGCTGGGAGCATCGAAGATCAACTGATGCCCGCCGACACGCTCGGCCCTGCCACCACGAAAGCGCACGTTCTCCACGCGGCTCCATGCGTTTACAGGAAGCTCCTGCGCAGGCTGATCCGCCACTAGGCCGAATTCGCCAGTGGTCGGGACGGTGACAAGTGCCATTACAGTGATGCAGCCTGTGTGAAGAGCGCGTCAAGCTGAGCGTCAGTCAGGCCCAGTGCGCCAGCCATTGCGGCCAGCGTCTGATCGCTGCGCTGCCATGTGGGCGCGTCCCAGTCGATCATTGCGAGGGTCTTGTCAGGCTCGGGGAGCGCGTTAAGTGCAGTGAGCGCGGGCTGATACAGGTCAGCGGCGACGAGTGCTCGCTTGCCTTGGCGGCTGGTGATGGTCTGCACAAAAGGCTGGGGAGGCGGTGCAGTGAAAACACCGCCCGCGTAGAAATAGCCCAGCTTGCCCTCGTCGTAGACCGGCAGCGCGATCATGTCCGGGGAGTCAATCGGGCCGCTGGTCTGAGTGACTGCGACGACTTTGCCGCCACTGATCTGTGCGTAGTAGTGCATCAGTAGTACTCCACCAGTTGCCACGCGATAGCGCTCGCATTTGCGACTGACGCTGAAACAGTCGCTGTAATCGTCGTGGAGTTCGTCAGCGACAGGTAGGACCAGACATTTGCCGCCGGACTGGTATTGCTGCCAGTCGTGGACAGAATCGACTTGGCCGGATTCACCGCGCTAATCGTGGCTGTGGCGCTCGTAGTGTTTCCCGTATTGATAACGCCGCGCTGAATGCTCTTGATCGAGCCGCCGCCGAATTGAGAGAGCGTTGACATTTAGACCAGCCTCCAGCCAAGAGTCGAATTGATGAAGCGAAGCTGAACGGTCACGTTCGCGTTGTCGATGGTCATGTCCTCGGCCAATCCCATGATGTTTTGGCCGTTGCGTGCAATCACGTTGTCAGGGCTGCCATTGCCCGGAGTGACCCACACCGTCTGACCAGCAGCGGGCGAACTCGGCAAAGTGACCGTCACAGCACCTGCGTTCGTGCAGACGATGTGCTGCCCAGCAGTCGCGGAAATGGATGCGCTGCTGCCAACACTGAGCGTCACGCCTGTCTGCGCGTTGACCGATGCAATCGCAGCCTGCACGAATGCAGTGCTTGCGAGTTGCGTGGTGCTGGTAGCAGGCGAAGCAGTCGGAGCAGTCGGCGTGCCAGTCAGCGCAGGAGACGCAAGCGGGGCCTTGGCATCGAGCTGGGTCTGCACATCAGCCGTGACGCCGACAAGCCGATTCAGATCAGTGTGCGAGGCAGTGACAGCGCCCGCGATATTGGCGAAGTCCCGCTTCAGCACTTCCTTGATGTGACGGAAGTTGTCGTCAGCCTCTTTGCGGGATGTCGCGCCGGTCGGGTTCGTCGGGTCAAACCCGGCAATGTGGAGTGCGGTATCGACTGGCATTAGATGAGCCTCCGGGCATCACTGGTCATGCGCAACTGAGCGCCTGAATGCTTGTTGCCATCGTCTTGGGCCTGCAATGCGTTCATCGCGCCGCTGAATGCAGCCGAAGCACGCGAGGCCATCGCGTCGTCGTGCATCCACAGAGCCGCCTCAATGCACATAGCCCACAAATAGACCGCCGACGCATTGCTGAGCAGCCAATTCGTGTCGCCATCTGCTGACGGCGTGGTGAACTTGGCGAAATAGACAAGCTCCACGTTGTTGGTGAACGTGGGCGCGTAGACGATGGAATTGCCTTTGATCGAGAAGTAAGCCGGGCGCCCTTGCTGCCCCTCGCTGCTGCTCATTCGCTCAAGCGGCAAGAAGTCGAGCGTCCGCTTAACCGTGCCGTCCAAGAACCACGAAACCCGCTTGGCTTCGATGAAGTCAGCAGGCAGGGTCGTTCCTGTAAACGGGCTGATCGTCGTCATCATGTTCGACAGCCGCAACGGCGGGATTGAACTGCCGCCGCCAAGTTCTTGGCCGTTGTAAATGCGCTGTTCAGCCAAATCCAGAAAGACAGGCAAAACGGCGGTCAGGTCGCTGCGCTTTGACCACGCAGCCACTGCCGACTTCAACTCGCCCCAGTTCATCAGAAGTCCTCAAGCGGGACGATGTTCACGCGGGTAGCTGCTGCGCCCTGGATGTACGCAATGTGCGTGTGACCACCGACAGAAAACACCATCGAGTCGGCAGGCTGGACCAGCACGCTGTTTGATGTGGCGTTGACGGCAGAGCCGCCCATCTGAACATAGGCTTCAGCAACCGCAGTAACGCGGATGTAAAGCGGCTTCTGGCCGGCTGAGTTGTTCGGAATCGCAACGCGGGCAGTAGTTGCGCCTGTCGTGACCGTTGCGCCGTCTGCGGCGATGGTGATGGCGTTTTCGCGCTTCATACTTTGCCCTTCCAAATTCGTAGATCGCCGTAATCGGGATCATTGAGAAACTTCTGGCGCAAGCCCGGATCGGTGATCCAGTCGCGCATAGTTTTTTTCTGCACGTTGAGGAAGTGCTCGATTGCCACCGGTGGAATCGTTGCGACGACTTTGTGATCAGGCCCGCCGTGGAAGCCTTGGTTGTGGCAAGCCTTGGCGTAGTCAACAATCGCGCCAACGTTCTGCCAGCGCTGGACAATTACCTTGTCGTCTTCCTCTAGGTATCGCGTTTGAACGGTCATGAAAAAAGCCCCCGAGGTTTCCCCCAGGGGCTCCGTTAGTTCCAGCCGTTGATTACTGGATGTCGCGCACGCAGGCCAGGCCGCGCTCTTCGCGCACTTCCAGCGCGTACTCGGACTCGATCATGAAATTGCGAGCCGAGCCGATGCGGGCCAACTCTTGGTCTTCCATGTCGCGCAAAACAGCCAGTGCCAGCAGGTCGGTATCGACGAAGTACGCCTCACGAGTGCGGCTCATCACCCGGTTAGGCACAACATCCAGCGTGCCGAAGTCGGTTTTAACCACATCCCAAGCAGTGTTGAGCTGGCTGGTTTCGCCCTTGTTGAACTTCGTGCCGTTGCCGGTGAAGGTGGCAGAAACGTTCTGCTTGATGCTGGGGTGAACCATCATCATGCTGATGTTGCCGCCGTTGTTGTATGCACTCAGGATTGCCGGACGCATCAAGGCTTCGGTGAAGGTGCGCAGCGTGCCGTCAGTCGGCGCCGTGTTGGTGCCGAAGTTGGGAGCAGCGCCAGAAGCGCCCGACGAAGAGCCGGTGACGATCCAGCCGCGCATGCCGCGAGTCTGACGAGTGGCGCCCGTGGTCAGGGTGCCGTTCTCGATACAGGCCAGCTCCATGTCCTTGCGCAGTTCCTTGCCCTGCTTCACGGTCTGGTAGCGGATTTCCGACTTGCGGCCAGCCTTGTTCACGCGCTCTTGCGTGTCCGAGATGCTGAACGTCTTGCGGCTGATCTGAGTCTGATTGCTCAGGCGCTGCGTCGGAGTGATCGCCGTGTAAGTCGCATCAGCACCTTCAGCCACCGCGTTGTTAGACGGCGCTGCCAAAACGTCGCGCTGCCATTCGTGGGTGACAGCCGAAGCCTTCACCTTCTGGATCGCCGAAATCAGCGGCGTATCGGTCGGCGCGGTGTTGTAGATGATGTCTACGAGGTCTTCACGGTTGCCGATGGCGGCATTGGTCAAAAAAGCATTTGCGGGCATGTCCGCTCCTTATTCAGTTTCGCGCAGATACCGCTCTACGTCCCTCATGGATCGCTGGCCGCTCATGAAGCGGCGCTTGGCATCTGCTTTGCGTTGATTGGTTCCAGCGTCAGTCGTCGCAACACCAGGCTTTGCAGCCTTGGGCGGGACATTTGCCAGGTGCTTCTTCACGTCTTGGCTGACCCGCTCGCGCCCTTGCGCCTTCATCAGTGCGTCAAGGATTCGGATCATTCGGTGGTCGGTGAAATTCGCCACTTCTTGCGGTGAGATGCCGAAATTGCCGGCAACCTTGACCGCACGCTCCATGAATTCGCGCCGCTTGCCCTCGCTCTTGAGTTCGGGGATGTGCTCAAACATGGCGCTTGTCTCTCGCGCCATGAAATCAGCCATCTGCCGCTCGTGAAGCGCGGATTGGTGCTGCGTGAGTTGCTGCCCCTGCTGAAGCAGTGCGTTGAACTGGTTGGCGCGCTGCTCGTAGAGCGCTCGCTGAACCAAGTACGTCTGCGGATCGGCCTGCGCAAGATCAAGGCCGGGGGGCTCTCCAAGCGTGGCTTGTGCAAACTGCGCAAGTGCGGCTTGGGCCTGCTGTAGATGCTGGGCGAACTGAGCGGTCTGCTGCGTGGCAGCTTGGACGCGCTGTGCCTCTTGGGCTACGGCTTGGGTTTTTCGGGTGTAGTCCGCGTTGAGGCTGCGGCCAAATTCCTGAATCTGGTCAGCAACTGCCAGAGGTGTTCCCGCAGGAAGCTCCAACTGCTTGCCGCCGAATTCGACAGCCTTTACAGGCTTGTCTGGCTCTGGCTCGGCCTCTTCTTCGGGTGCTACGTCTTCGTCTTCAAATTCCGATTCGTCAGGATCGGGCTGGATTTCTTCTGCCGGCTCTGACGGATCGGGGCTGACCTCTTCCACTTCCTGCGGCTGGGCTTCTGCGGCCTTGGCTGCTTTGGCTTCTTCACGGCGTACTGAGTCGCGCCGGTCAAGCTCTGCAACAGCTTCGGCCACGCTGTCGAACGTGCCGCCGCCTGTGCTGGCCGGGGCTTCGCCGCCTGTGGCCTCATTCATGCGGGAGTGGGTGAAATGCCAGAAGGCTTGTTTCATTTCGGTCTGCCAATAAAAAAAGCCACCGGAGGTGGCTTGTGTGCGCTCTGCTAGAGCTTTAGGGACGATGTTTGTGGCCTGTCGTGGTCACAACGTAATCGCCGTCGGAGTTGCTGAAAGTTGAGCAGCCGTATTCGTACCAAGACCAGGGCTTGGCCTGCCCTGTGGTGTGAATCTGCGTGACGATGCGCCCCGCTTTGCTGAGGTTTTCGGCCAGGTCGGCTAGTTGCTGCCAAACATCCGCGACAGCACGCCCTTCGATTCGCTCTGAACCTTCGCCAGCTTGCCCGTCTCGATGCAGTTGTTCAGGTACTCCCGAAACTGCTTCTGGGCCTCCAGCATCAGGCGGAGTTTTTCGCGGCCTTCCGCGTCTCGCAGTGGGCTGTTCTTCCATTGGTCTGTGATTACCTGCTCAAAGTGGTCAAGCGCCTCAGCAATGACCGGGTTTTCTTGGGCTTCACGTGCGCGATTGGCCCGAATGATTTCTTGCTCTGGCGTCATCAGTTCACCGCGTTATCAGAAGCCGATTCCTGCTGGCTGCTCAGGGTCGTCTGAGCCTGCAACTGCGCGGCATCAATCCGGCTCTCTGCGTTGATTCGCGCCGTCTCCAGCGTGGTCTGCTGCTGCATCGCGGCTTTCTCGCGCTCAAGCTGCATTTGCAACGCTGCCTTCTCGCGCTCCAGTTGCATCTGCTGCTGCATCTTGGCCTGCTGCTGCTGGGCCTCGACTTGCTGGCGGTTGGTGTCCACCTGAGCCTGCATCTGCATGCGCTGCTGTTCAAGCTGGAACTGCGCTTGCTGCTTTGCTTGCTCGGCCTGGATCTTGGGATCAGGCTGGGGCGGCGCAGGAGGAGGAGCGTCGGGGAAATACTGCTCAGGCGAAGAGATGCCCGCAGACTCCAAGAACTTGCGCGCCGCCAGGATCGCCGCTTGATGCGGGACGATGCCGGCACCAACCATCGGAGCCTGAATCTGAAGCGCAGCCTGCATGACTTGCGCCTCTTTTTGACGATTCCCAGTGCCCAGGCCGACATTCACATGGATGTGATAGCCATCAACCCACTCACGCGGATCAATCGCAATCCACTGCCCCATCAGTTCGACCTCATCGGCCTTGTTGGAGTAGCGGCAGACACACTTGAGCATCTTCATGTAAAGCTGCTCGACCGAATGCCCGGCGTGACGCGCAATCAGTTCCATGCGCTGGTCGGCCTTCTCGGTGATGATGTCCACACCCGTCGCCGTTGGGTTCAGCGAATCCGGGCTCAGACCTTGCGAGTAGCGTGTAAAGCCGGTGCGCTGCTCTCGCCACTGCTCGGCCCAATCCACCATGGCCCACGCAGACGGGTCTAGGCCGTTCTGCTCCAGCGGCATCAGGGCATCACGCGACTTCATGCGGACGATGCCCATCGGGCGGCTATTCAGCAGGTCGTCAAGATTGACCTGGCCCTCGATCACGCCCATGCGCTTGTTGACGCTCAAGTACACGTTATCGAGCAAAGCCCGGATCAGCGAGGTGCGCAAGCGCTGTGGCGCAATGGCGCGGTCTGCTGGGCAGTCGCCAAAAAACACATGCGGCATGGGCTCAGGGCAGAAGGCGACAAAGGGATGGTCGTCCACCTTGTCGTCCTCCATGACCGACTGGCCGATCATGAACACACGACGCCACTCGGGGATGCCGTCATTGTCCTGATCCAGCTTGATGTAGCACTCGGCGCAGCGATAGCGCTGCATCTCGCCGTCTGAGCTGTCGAAGTACCACGGCGTTTGAGTCGCGGCGCGCTCAATCTCCTCCATGTTCCAGCCGCTATCAGCCGAAACAATGGACATATCGTAGCCATCGGCATCAAGCTCGGCACGGGTCTTGTAGAACTCCTGCGCGATGAACTGAAGCGGCTCGCCGTAGCGTGAGCGGGGATGCACGCGCATCTCTTCCGGCGGGCAGATCAGCGTCCGGCACTTGCCCGACTTGCTCACGCGCTTTACGGTGATGTTGTAAAGCTCGATGGGCTGGCCCTCGATCACCTCCACATAGGACTCTTGATCGACAGGCTCTACGCTCTTGTCAGACAGCAGTTCGGCCACCTGCTCAGGCAGAAGATCGCGGTAGCTCTCTTCAACGTCCTCTTCAACCTCTTCCCAGAACACTTTGGCAAAGCCGACCTTCTGAGTCAGCCCGTCCTTGAACCACTGGTAAAGGATATTGAAGCCCTTGTTGCGCTTCCAGAAAAGGTGCCGCAGGTACTCCGTCACCAGCTTGCTCTGATCCGCGTACTTGGGCGACGATGCCTCAGCCTCCATGGAGTCCTGGCTCTGAGCGAAGACTCGCAACAGACTGGGCAGCATCCATTCGACGGTATCGGCCACATCGGAAGCGACAATGCCCGAGCGGTCTGGAATCTCTGGCGCTGCAAGCTCGCCCGTTGCCTCGCCCTTGTAATACTGAAGATTGCGCAGGCGTAGCTGGCTGATCTCAGTGCCAGGCGCACCAAGGCTCTGCCGGAGTTCTTTCTGCAGGATTGCAGCAAGCTCTCCTTTTGAGTATTTCGCCATTACTTGTAGCCCAGCTTTGTGTAGTTGATCTTTCCGCCCCATTCGTCGTTGCTCATCAGGTCTGAGGCAAGAGCCAAGTAGCGGAAAGCATCAGCGCCGTGCGAGTGCTCATCGTGGAGCGGCTCGCCTGGCTCGTTGGTTGATTGGTTGATTCGCCGCCGATAGCGCTTCAGGCACTCGATCAGCCGTGCGGTTCTTGTCTCGTCGAAGAAGCATCGAGAGAAAACCACTCGCGCCGCCCTGATGCCGCCCTCGACATCCATGCGCGGGGTTTCTCCAACGTGCCGGCCCAGTGATTGCAGAATCTCCTGCGCGCTCTTGCCGGTCTTGAAATCTCTGGTGAACCCGTCATGAGGCAGGTAATCCGTGCCCCAGTTCACTTTCATCGCTTTCAGGTCTGCAACGTAGTCCGTCAGCGTCCTGTGCGAGTCCTCGATGTAGTCAACGATGCGCAGCTCAGACGCCGAGCGCTGCACGAGGATGATCGACATGGAGTCATTCCACCCCAAGTCCCACACGGCATGTGTCTTCAGAAGAGGATCAGCAGGAACGGCTCGAATCCGCCCGTCCTTCTGCGCTGCGGCCACCTCATCGAAGTAGATCGCGCCCTCCACCGCTGGGAGACACTCGCCTTCCCACACGTAGGCATACTCCGACTCCTTCATCGTCCGCTTGGCGTGCAGTCGCTCATCTTCCAGAACCTGCGGAAACCACGGGTTCTCGGAGTAGTTCACCTTGAGCGATGTGCAGTCCTCTCGCTCCGCCTTGACGAAGCGGGCATAGACCTCGTCCGTGTCTAGCTGCGGATTGAACGTCGCCCAAATCTCCGAGGCAGGCTTGCGGATCGTCGGGATCAGCACATCCCAACTCTTCTTGCTGACACTGTGCGCCTCTTCCACCCAAACCCGATCAACGCCTTCGAAGGACTTGATGGAGTCGATGGTGTGCTGAAGCAGGCCAGCAAAGAGGAACACGCTGCCGTTCTTGCCGCGAATCTCAGTCTCAAGAACCTCGTAGAACCCGCCCAGGCCCATTGCCGCGATCTGGTCGCTCAGCAGGCGATGAACAGAGTCCTTGATGCTCTTCTGCACCTCTCGGGTACAGAGCACGCGGATAGGCTCTTTGGCGGCTTGGACTAGGAGCGCTCGCGCAACAGCCCACGACTTGCCACCACCTCGCCCGCCGTACAGAACCTTGTAGCGCTTGGGCTGG